TAGTTCTGGCAATCTTCACACCTGTGGTAAGTTTGCCAGAACTAGAAGCCCTGGTCTACAACTGGACATTTTTTGAAACCAACATTCATAGTCGTAGTTACAGCCACATTATCCGCAACATCTACAACGTGCCCAAGGATGTGTTTAACACAATTCACGACACCAAAGAAATTGTGGACATGGCATCAAGTGTGGGCAACTACTATGAAGAACTGCACATGGTCAACTGCCGTAAACAACTAGGTGAAGCAGTCACAGAAAAAGAGCACATCAAATCAATTTACATGGCATTACATGCCAGCTATGCTCTAGAAGCATTCCGCTTCATGGTATCATTTGCCACAAGCCTGGCCATGGTAGAAAACAAGATCTTTATTGGCAACGGCAACATCATTCAACTAATCTTGCAGGACGAAATCTTGCACAAGGAGTGGACTGCATTCTTGATCAATCAAGTGGTCAAAGAAGATCCACGCTTTGCTGTTGCCAAAGCAGAATGCGAACGTGAAGTATATCAACTGTACCTGGATGTGATCCGTGAAGAAAAAGAGTGGGCTGATTACTTGTTCAAGTTTGGTCCTGTGATTGGACTCAACGCCAACATCTTGAGAGACTTTGTGGACTTCACTGCCAAGAACGCACTGAACGAAATTGGCATCAAGTATTTAGAACCTGCACCTAGAAGCACTCCTATTCCTTGGTTCAACAAGCACGTGGACACCAGCAAGAAACAAACTGCACTGCAAGAGAACGAATCGACTAATTATGTTATTGGCATAATGAGCGACAGCATTGACTACGAGGAACTACCTGAATTATGATTGACGACAATTGGTTTGCACAAGGTGGGTTTGAAACCTACAAACACCCCGCCCCTATCAGTTACGAAACAGCCACTGACAATGGCACCGTACAAACACTTGAAGGCCCTGTGGCATACACAGTGGGACACAAGATTATTACAGGACCCAAGGGAGAGAAATATCCTGTGAGTCCGATCAAGTTCTCAGCCTATTACGACGACAATGGCGATGGCACAGCTACGCCAAAGAAGATCATGAAGGTGGCTAGACTTGCTGACCATGACGGGGTTGTTAAAGCGTCCTGGGGCAATTTAGAATATACCAAGGGCAATGACTACATTGTTCGGCATGGCCCTGGCGACTATGGTGTTGTTAAAACAGACATCTTTGCCAAGACCTATGACAAATCAAAAGAAAGAAAATAAAATGCAAGCTATTTTATGGAGCAAATATCATTGCCCCTATTGCGACCAAGCCAAAGCACTGTTAAAACAAAAAGGCATTGCTTTTGAAGAACGCAAGATTGGTGACGGATACACAAAAGAAGAATTGTTAGAAGCAATCCCCACAGCCAGAACAGTACCACAGATTATCCTTGACGGGGAACTTGTGGGTGGATTTACAGAACTCAAAGCTAAACTAACAGAAAGCGTCTAATGACACAACTAGCACTAGAAACAAATCAAGTATACACATTCAAAATGAACTCAGGCGAGGAAATGGTTGCCAAAGTAAAAATGTCAGGTGGCGATTGGATCACACTGGAAGAACCTGTGAGCATTGCACCGGGTCCGCAGGGCATGGGACTTGTGCCCAGCTTGTTTACCGCTGACCCCCGGGAACCAATACGGTTAAATACTAACAGCGTTTCTTTGGTATCCAAGACTGATGACTCAGTCAAAATGAAATACCTAGAAGCAACAACTGGTATCAAGGTACCGGAAAAGAAACTTATACTAGGGTAATATGCCAGCAGTGCAACGTGTAGGTGATGCAAATGATGCCGGAGCCGCTATTACAAGCGGCTTTAGTTCTGTGCGAGTCAATAACAAAGCAATCAGCGTAAATGGATCCAAGGTAGCCGACCACGCCAAGACCAAGCAGTACGATCACAAAAGTATCACCACAGCCAATGGCGCTGGCAGCGTTCGTGCCGGCAACAAACCTGTCAATGTCACTGGCAATGCCGATAGCTGCAAAGATCATAAAAGAGTAGGCGGCAGTGACAACGTGAGGATAGGATAACATGGCCACAGGTTTGTATACTCCGTTGCAGTTGATAGCATTGACAGGATTGTTGGCCAACACAGGCCTAGCAGTCAGCACCACGTTGTCTAATGCAGTGACCAGCTACAACGCAGTACCTGCTATTGATTCTCTTTTAGATACCTTGAGCTTGGCCGGTTCATATGGCCTGGCCAACGCGACCATTGCTCAGTTAAAAACTCTAGGTGCGTCAAATTGCCCGGCTCTTGGTGCCAGTGTGCCCACAGCCTATGCTAATACCATCACCGGTGTGCAAACCGTGGCCACTATACCTACGGTCACTACAGGTGGATTTGCTCAATTTGTATTAGACACTGGCAACAAATATCTTGGCAACGGAGACATTAGCAAGTTTGCAGAAGTTTGGTCAGCTGCCACTAGCTATCAATCACAAACAACACAACTGATTTATAGCACAGTCAATGCCAACAAAATGGCAGCCACTTTTACCAACATGAACAATTTGGTCACTGGTGACATCACCAAGGTAACCATGGCGGTGCCGGCATTTGCACAAGATCTTAGAGCAATGGGCAATGCGTTAAGTCTTCAACAACTTAATGAAATTGGAACACCTGCGGGTGTTTTGCAACAGATAAGCATTTATGGTAACATAGTACGTGGCACCTTGCCGTCAATCACTTTGGCGCTGTTTGACCAAGACATGTCTGAAAATGAAATTGTAAGATTGTGCACACCCAGTCAGTCAAGTTTAGATTTGACTCGCAGCCAGTTTAATAATCTGCAGAGAAAAGCCTACAATGCCATGCTCAAAATAACCGGCACTGATCTCGCAGAAATTTTAGACATTTTGGATGTTACCACACCCGGGGTCAACACCCTAGCTGATCTACTGAATCCTACTGTGTTGTTTGGCGAAAGTTGGCGGAGTCTATCTGTGCCCACAGACAACGGTCCGCAGTCTATATACAACAGCGACGGCACAGCCAATTCAATTGTCAAAACATTCATTGGATCTATAGACGTTGGTCCCAACAGCAACATCACAGGGTGTGATGAATTGAGCAAGATAGTTCCACAAGATCAAGCTGTGGCCAGCGTGGCATTGGCGGTCAGTCTGAGTCAGATACCAAATATTGTCAACACTGACATTGCAACTCTAGCAAGGGTGTTGTCATGAGCATAGACACACTCAAAGGATTAAATTTAATTGAAAATTTGGCCACGCCTGTGCCCACAGCAGTGAATTCCTACATTCGTGCCAATGTGGCCACTGGATCAGGTGACTTTGGTGTTCCTACCGTGACGGACATTATTGGTATTGCCAGCGGTGCGGTAGCCACTGATGCGTTGAATCAAGCTACCGGTGCTCTCAACAGCATGACTTTGCTTAATCTAAAAGCTGTGTATGATAACATGAAGGCATGTGTGCAAGGCACATTTGGACCGGCAGGCGGACCCATTGTAATACCTTCGGGTCCTGCAGCCGGAGCCTATGCGGATGCCAACACTGCTTTTACAACAGGCTTGATTCCAGCTGCCAATGCTGAAATTGTTGCGCTAATAGCAACCTATCCTGTTCAGACCACAGTAATGAATGAAAATTTCAATGCTGTTTGCCAAAGAATCGTATCAGAAGCAAATTTTCAAAACGCTGCTGGCATTAACTACGATGCAGAAGCCGCCGGTAGTCCGTCAGCAGTTTACAGTTTGGTGTCTACCTTGGCTCAGGTAGGCAACTATAACACACCCGGCGGGCAGTATGACTACATGTTGAAAATTGCCAACTCTGGCACTCAAGCAGGTCAGGCTGTGGTAGGTGCTATTCGTGAAGGCAAAAATCAATCAACACTCAATGAAGCTGGAATTCCAGTAGGTGGATTCAGTGTGTCTAACGATTGGCCTGGATTGCCAAGCAGTACAGGCACACCAATTTTGCAAACCAGTGTATTGCCTCCTCCCAGTTCAGTGTCTGATCTAGGCCAGCCCAGTGTGCTGCTGCCGCTGCCTAAATATCAAACCACATCAAATCCTTTCAGCGTTTCGTACACTGTGGAAGAAGCAAGACAGTTGGTAGAATCACAACAGCTCAACCCATTGGTACCAACGCTCTCTACCATTGCATCCTTGTCTGCACCAGTTGTGGTACAAATAACACAAGTTTATGAGCAACAGGCATTAACTCAACAGCCTGGCAATGTGTCGACTACGTTGATTCAAAATTCTTCGTTCTGGATCAATGCTGTGGTCCAACCATCGGACGCAAATACTCGAGTCACATTGTCTACCTCAGCAGGCAGTTATGTCACACTTCCTGGTATCGACCTAAACACCAACAGTGGCGTTCAAATACAAGTGCCGGGTTGGCTGATTCCCAATCTGGGTGTTGTTTTGTTGACCATGGCTGCCAGCCAACCCGGCGGTCCTACTAGGTCTGACTCTATAAATTTAGAAATTGTTGCTACTAACTATCCAAAGTCTGCCACAGTAACACAGGACGGATGGTTTAACAGCGTGAACGAAACGGTGTATGGAAATCCAGTGACTGTGACCTTTAGAGGACCTCCCAGCACAGGATTTACTTGGAGTACCAGCTGGACTAGCACTTGGCCCACAGGTCCGGGCACCTTTGACGCTAACGGATATCGAGTATACTCGTCACTAGCATCCCCTCCTATCAGTGACACAAATCAGATTTCTATTCGCTACGCATCAGGCGAAGTTGTCAGTACTACTTTCAAAACAACACCCATTTAACTAGTACTTTAGTGCTACTTTTCCCATAGTTGACTGAATATTCCTGTTTTGTTATAATACACACATAGACAGCAAAAAGGAGATTGATATGAGTTTGCTCAGAGGGGGAAAGACAGGTGCTGAACCTACCTTGTTGCAAGACGACTCACGGGCATTGTTTCGTTGGTTTGCCAATAGAGTAGATGCTCGTTGGGTATTGCGCCAGGTCTTGACAGTTCGGTAAAATTGTGTTATAATACACACATACACAGCAAAACGGAGCCAGCAATGAAACAAGATCACACCGTGTACATTTACAAGGCAGACCGGCGCACCCGGTCAGGTGAACGTCTGGTCAGTACCACAGTTTGGCGCAACCGTGATGCAGCCGAAATGAAACGTGAAGTCCGTGAACTGCAATACGAACTGTGGCCTGTGAGCCGAGGCTTCCGAATCGAGTTCCATCCCACAATGAAGACCGTGAAGAACTTGATGACCGGTGCAGATGTCCAAATTGACCGTGACACTCCTTGGAGTTGCAACCCTGCATCAGAATCTTATTGGACAATGTAGTACTCAAGTACTACCAACGTTCTGGTTGACTCAAATTGCCCAATTTGTTATAATATACACATAGCAAAGCAAAACAGGAGCCCAATATGTACACAGTAAGTCTTGACACCAAAGAGTCCAACAACAAGTTTTTTGCCCTGCAAGATCGTCGCATGCGAAATCATGCCAACAAAACACTGTACACCCAAGCACAACAAATCCGCCTGGAGCGTATCAAGCTGGCGCTGGAAATGGTTTTGCGAGGCACAGTGTACGAGCCATCTTTTGGTAAAAAGAGCGCCAGCGTCAAAGTTCAAGATGGTGCGCTGATTGCGGACCGCAAGATGCTTCGCCTGCTGGAGTCAGACTGGGCCAAAGAAGGCATCTTTAAAAAGGTGTCTGCACAGGGTTTTCAATATCACATGCCACGATAAGGAGTTAGAAATGATATCCATCAAAGACGTTAATTCTGCAATTATGTTTGGTAACTTTACCAACACTGAACTCACCAGCATCATCGACGCTGTGAAGTTTGCCCGTGCGCAACTGACCAAGCAAAACAAACGAGCGTTCCAACTTGGAGACTCTGTGAAGTTTACCAGCAACCGCAACGGTCTGACCTATGTTGGCATTGTACGCAAAGTCAAGATCAAGTACATCCTAGTTAACACATCAGGTGGCGTGTTTAACGTTCCTGCTAACATGTTGGAGGCAGCATGAAATTTTTATATGAAGTTTGGCAAGCCACTGGTCCTGACTCTCAAGCGCCCAATGGCGAATGGCAGTTGTGGGGTGCATGCTGGGATGCCAATGGACAAGTCAAATTGCCACTAGAACCAGCCAAAGGCTATGCCAAAGCACTAGCTCGGGTGTCAGGTTTGCCCACAGAAGTGCGCGGCAAAAATCATCGAGTCATAACATCATTTGGTATGGAGACGGCATGACATTTCGAATCTGGTTGCACCAACAGTGGTATACCCACTGTTTGGAAATAGAAGAATGGACAGGCAGTTTGCCTACCTATCCAATACAAGTTTACTTTCAACGATACCGCTGGTGGCTCAAGCGCGAGTACCAGCATCAACGAGGAGCAAAATAATGGGTCTCGACATGTATGCTTATGTGGCCGCTAGGGCAGGTCAACAAAACGAATACTACGAAGGCGCCGAGTTTGACGAAACCACTCGCGAATTCAAAAACAAAACAGTGAACAAGCCGCGTGAGATTGCCTACTGGCGCAAGCATCCTAACCTGCATGGCTGGATGGAAAAGCTTGCAGAACAAAAAAATTTAGAGTATGATACTTTCAACGGTATTGAACTCGAACTCACTGCTGAAGATTTAGATGGGCTAGAGCGCACAATCAAGAAGCGCCAACTGCCTTCAACAGCTGGATTCTTTTTTGGCAACGACTCAGATCAGCACTACTACAATCATGATCTTGAATTTATTAAAAATGCTCGAACAGAATTGTTCTTGGGTCTAAAAGTATTTTATAATTCCTCATGGTAAGGTAGTAAATATATGAATGAAACAGATTTCTCAAACGAACGGTTTGAAGGTGTAATGGCAGCAGGCTGGATTCGTGATCTTGAAAGTTCAGACAGCCGACTGCACAAAGAACGAGTGATCGAAAAAGCCTTGATGGCTGCAAAACTGGGCAGTGGCGATGCACAGATTTTTCTGTTCAACTGCTATCAAGCCTACAATCCTTTCTACACATTCAACGTGAAACAAGTGCCAGAAACAGCAGGCTTGACTGGCCGCGACAATCCTTGGCCAGTGTTCTGGGCCTTGTTGGAAGATCTGCGTACTCGTGGCGTCACTGGCGGCCGAGCCCGTACCAGAATTCAAGAAGTTGCTGAACAGTTTGACAGCGAAGAATGGAACTTGATGTGTCGTCCTGTGATCATCAAGGACCTGCGTTGCGGCATTTCGGAAAAGACCATCAACAAGGTTGTGGGCAATACCGAGTGGCGTATTCCTGTGTTCGGCGTACAGTTGGCACAAGACTCAACAGATCAGCCCAAGAAGATGAAAGGCATCAAACGCCTGGAAGTCAAGCTGGACGGCGTGCGTGTGATTGCTGTGGTGCAGGGTGCCACTTGCACACTGTACAGTCGCAACGGCAAGACGTTTGAAAACTTTCCGCAGATTGCCGAAGCTGTCGAAGATGCTCGTAAAGCATTCCAATACGGTCGTGGCACCGGCGGCCACTTTGTGCTGGATGGTGAGATTGTGGGTGAAAGCTTTCAAAAGCTCATGAAGCAGGCACATCGCAAAAGCGATGCCAAAACTAATGGCATGGTGTATCACATCTTTGACATCATTCCCCTGGATGCACTCAAAGAAGGCCATTGGAATGTAAAACAGCAGGCTCGTCTGGAATGGTTGGAATCGGCTCAATCTGCACTGGAACAAACTGACTGTTTGCGGATCATGCCCGGCATGAATGTGGATCTGGACACAGCAGAAGGTCATGACGTCATGCGCCGCTTTGCCGAAGCTTCGGTAGCACAGGGCTACGAAGGTATCATGATCAAGAATCTGGATGCGCCTTATATCTGCAAGCGTTCAGATTCATGGATGAAATGGAAACCCACTATCACTGTGGATTTGACCATTGTGGGTTTTGAAGAAGGAACTGGTCGCAATGCAGGCCGGTTGGGTGCTATAATATACGAAGGAGTTGACAATGACAGAAATATTCGGGTTAATGTTGGTACTGGCTATAGTGATAGCGATCGTGATGAGTTTTGGGCCGCACGGGATCGCCTACTTGGCGTCATTGGCGAAGTCGAAGCTGATGCAGTTACGCAAAACCAAGACGGATCATACTCACTGAGATTCCCCCGTCACAAACGATTCCGTGGATTTGAACCTGGAGAAAAGTTATGAACAAAAGAATTGGACCTATCACACTAGACAGCGAAGCCGCTGATCGAATCACTGTGATCACACTGAAAGAGCAGAGAGCCTATCTCAAGAAAGAACTTGCAGAGTGGAAGAAAAATCCCCGTACAGATACCAATCCTGGGGGTGTTTGGATGCACCCCGAAGACGTGGAAATCAACACTCGCATGATTGAATCGTTGAACACTGTTATCAAATACTTTGGAGGATAAAAATGAAAATTGGTCTCAGCTACAGTCGATGTGTGCGCGACATTGTGGACGGCATAGTTGACATTCGCGATGTGTTGGTAGTGATTACTCGCACTGATTTTGATCCACGCATTGACGAACAATGGACCAGTATCTGGACTGGCTACGGCGGCGGCCAGACATTTGGCGATCCGTTTAGCAACCCAGAGTGGATGGACTATACTGCTGAAGACGAAATTCGTTTTCGTGATGTCAGCATCCAACTCTGGGAAGAAGGCAAACTGCACCAGCCTCGCAAGTTTGGGTTTCATCCACCACGCCGTCGTGAAATTTGGCTGGAAACTGTGTTGCCAGAGTCGGAACTGGAATCACGTCCTGCAGTAAAAGACGCCTGGGACAAATTCCAAATTTTGGCCGGACTAACTGGCGTCAAGTTGGACAAGAACTATCGATGAACACAAATAAATTTCGTCCTAGCTCTAGCATGAATACCAAGAGTATCATGCGTGAGCGCCGCAAGCACGGTGCTTGTCTTGGTAGTTATAACTGGCAAAGCCGTGTTGAATGGTATCCAGTTGGTTATAAACTTAATCGCAAGACCATCTTTAAACAATTTGGTAAGCTACATTATCTTGCTTGCCATAGTCCTGAGCCAATCACAAAGAAATGGCAGAAGGCGTATGACAACTTCCACAAAAAACATTTTGGTGCATACAAGGGTGCAAGTATGCGCTATCTCAACAACTGGTCATGTCACGCATGGTTGTAATGAAAAAAATCTACTATGTTAAGGAAGGTCGCAGGTATAAACCTGTGGCAGAATACGACAATGAGCTGATGGACAGTTTTCACAAAGGCAATCACCTTGTGATGGTGTACCCTGGAGGCACTAGTCGCCGTTTCAATATTGAACCT